AGCAGATAGTAAAAAAGCTTATATTAGATATATGGAACATTACTTGAAAACTGGAGATTGGATTTCAGATTTTATGGGTTCACAAGAAAATGAAAGAACTACATGGAAATGTGTAGCTATGGCATATCATTCAGATGGTACTCCAAAACGTACAGTTGGAATATTTTATCCAGATATTAATATGGTATGGAAACAAGATATGATTGAAGCAGATTATGTACCTACAAAATCTGAACTTCGTCATCTATCAAAAACAGTTGCAATAACAGATAAACAATTTACGGCAAGCTTATGAGCATTTGTTCTTATTGTTACAAATCAAAGATTACACCGAAGCACGATGTCAGTAAGTGGTGGAACAACTCAGAAGAATTGATCTTTGTGTGTTCAGATGATTGTAAAGATAAGTTAGAGGATTTGCTTAAAGATGGTAAATGGATGACACATAAACCAGCAGCTATCTTTGATAGAGAAGATCCGTATGAAATAAGCCCTAATTTTGGTACAGTACCAACAAAATCAAAACCAAAGAAATCAAAATCAAAGAAATCAAAAGAACCGAAGTCTGTAACCGATAAACAATTTACAGGTGATTTAAACAAGTTTATGACTTGACAATTTAAATATACATGATATAATAAAAGAAATTACAAATACCACAGGGGTAATCGTGGGGGTTTTTCTCCGCCTGGTTAATACTAACTAGGTACATAGACCCAATCTCTCACCACGAAAGCAAAGTTGCTCTCCTGTGGTATTACTATATATAGAGAGAAATTTAAATATGGAGAATTATGGTTAAAGCAGTGAAAGTTGATGAATCCCCCAATACATTAGGAACTCCCCCAAAAGAATCTAGTACTGATAATGTAACAATTGTCAATCCAGATGATGATGTAGAATTTGTTATCAATACTGATAATGATAATTTACAATTAGATGCTGTATCTGATAAAGCAATTGGTGGTACAGAGTTAATGAGAAATTGGCTTTTTAAAGAATTAGATAAAAGAGAGCCTGGAATAAGAGATAAGTTTCAATTCATTAGTACTAGAGTTAGAAACTTAGAACCAGACAAACAAAGAATTCTTTGGATACATGATCTAGCAAATGATCCAGAAGTACAACATTTAAAAGATAAAGAAAAATGGAATAATTTTGAACGAGTAGTTTTTGTTAGTCATTGGCAACAACATCAATTTAAAATGGTTTTAGGATTTCCTTATGAAAAAGGTGTAGTAATTCAAAACGCAATCTATCCAATTCCTGAACATGAAAAACCAAATGATGGTAAGATCAATGTGTGTTATTTTTCTACACCACATAGAGGTTTAGAATTACTGTTGAATGCTTGGGAGTTCATGAGAACAGAACTTAAGGAAGGATTGAATGCGGAGTTAAACATTTATTCAAGTTTTAAGATTTATGATCGTGGACATTTAGATGAACAGTTTAGACACATCTATAAACGAGCAAGAGAAATGGATGGTGTTAATTATCATGGTACTGTTTCGAATGATGAAATTAGGGAAATGTTACCTAATCAACATGTTATGGCATATCCTAGTATTTACGAAGAAACAAGTTGTCTTACTTTAATTGAAGCAATGAGTGCAGGATGTTTAGGTGTAATACCTAATCTTGGTGCATTGCCAGAAACAGGAGCAAACTTCCCGTGGATGTATGGATTTGAAGAAGATCCAGATAAACATCAACAAGTAATGGGACATATCTTAGGAAGAGCTATCGGACATTTTTGGGATGATGATGTACAAAATCTTTTGAAGATACAACGAAGTTATTTTGATATGTTTTATAATTGGGATTTGCGTGGTGGACAATGGTTACAATTTTTACACGCTATACAAGACACACCTGAAGTGGAACAACAAAAAGAAGCTATTCGAAAAGAAGTAGAAGAAGACGCTGAATTTGAGATAATAGAAGATGGCACAGCTAGTTGATTTTTCACAAGTCTTTATTGGTTCATATATGACCGCATCCAAATTTGCTTCTGTAGATATGGATGTGATTAGACCTGCAGTATTAAATACATTAAGAATGTATAGAACTAAATTCGTTGCTGAGTTCGGTGAATTAATTCTATGTTGTGATGATCGAAAGACTTGGCGTAAAGAAATATTTCCTAATTACAAGGCGTCTAGGAAAAAGACTAGGGCGGCTACTTCAATAGATTGGGATAATCTATACGAATGTTTGAATGTATTAAAAGAAGAATTAACAGAATGGTTTCCTTATAAATTAGTTCAAGTAGAGAAGGCAGAGGCGGATGATATTATCGCTATATTAGTTGGATTGTTAAATGAAAGAACTTTGATATTATCAAGTGATAAAGACTTTGTACAATTACATGGTTTTAATGTTAGACAATATTCACCTATGCAAAAGAAGTTTGTAGAAGGAGATGCTAAATGGAATCTCCATGAAAAAATTATAAAAGGTGATGTTGGCGATGGTGTGCCAAATATTATGTCTGATGATAACGTATTTGTAGATGAAGGAAGACGCCAAAAACCAATAACCAAGAAGAAAGTAGATGCTTGGTATGAACTAGATCCAGACATGTATTGTAGTAGTGAGATGTTAAGAAACTATAATAGAAACAAACAGTTAGTTGATTTGGGTGAAGTACCTGAGTCAATTCGTATAAATATAACTAAACAATTTGAATCGGTTGCAGTTGGTGATAGAAAAAGACTACTCACATATTTTATAAATCATAGATTGAAAAACCTTACAGAAAGTTTATCGGAGTTTTAATTTATGAGTGTTAGAAGTATTCCATTAATTTTTGAAGATGTAGCAGCTGCGAATTCCATTGAGGCTAGAAAAAAAGTCTTATTGGAAAATGAATCAAATCCTCTAAAGGACTTATTAAAATATGCCTTTCATCCAGATATAAAATTTGCATTACCTTCTGGGGCTCCGCCATACAAATGTATCGGATCACCTGATGAGTATAATCCCACATATCTATATCCCAATATTAGAAAATTTTATCTATACATTGAAGGGGGTCATGACGGACTTACTCAATTACGAAGAGAATCACTTTTTATTTCTATGTTAGAAAGTCTACATCCTAAAGAGGCAATGGTTGTGATTCAAGTTAAAGATAAAAAGTTAAAGTATAGAGGTTTAACTTATAAACTAGTAAAAGAAACTTTTCCAGAAATATTACCATAATGATAGATGTAAGTAAATTTGAAAATCGGATAGTTAAATTTAAGCGTATATCTGAAGATGTGGAAAAGCCAGCTCAAGCGGAGATTAGGCGAATAGATTATGATCATTCTTCAGCTTTACCTCGTTCCGTAACAGCAAGATTTGTCGGACCACCATTAAACGCAGTCATGACTTTAAATTATGATAAAGACAAAGGCGTGTTTAGAGGTGGACTAGGACCTGATATTATAGAGTCAGATTTTGATATAGATTCATATATTAAATCTCACATGGGTTCAGGAGATGATACTGTTGTCAGAAGTCGCCGAAGGGGTCGAGCGAAATTCTAGGAACGATAACCCAATAGTAAGAGGACTATGAAGAAATATTTTTTACTTCTTATTTTATTCATTGCTTCTGTTGGAATAACAGGATCTACAGGAACATCTCCTAAAGGAGATTTCTATTACATGCATCCACTAAACACAACAACAAGTGGATTAATTGAAATCGCAGAAAACGTTATTAGTAAAAGTCTAGTAATAGACGACAAAGAAGTTACATGTATGGCAAAGAATATTTTCTTTGAAGCCGCAATCGAAAGTACGGCAGGAAAATTAGCTGTAGCCCATGTAACATTAAATAGAGTTGATTCAAAACATTTTCCAAGTTCAGTTTGTGAAGTTGTTTATGAAGGACCACATTATACCGGAGCAAATGGTACATTATATCCAGTAAGGGATCGATGTCAATTTTCATGGTATTGTGATGGTAAAGGTGATGAACCAAGAGAGGGATCGAGGTTGTGGGAAGATGCACAAGAGTTGGCAAAATATGTTTTATTGAGATCACAAGAATTGCCAGACATTACAGATGGTGCACTTTTTTATCACGCCAGTTATATTAATGTTCCTAATGGATGGAACAAGAAAAAGGTAACTACTAAAATAGATACCCATATTTTTTATAGGCCAAATAGTATGAGATTGTAATTATGTTTTTTAGTCATGCAAGTCAATTGAATATATTTTTTTTAGATAAGAATCCTCAAATGTGTGCATTTGCACATTGTGATGATCATATACGAGAGATGATTCCTGTGTACTCACAGATATTATCTAACGCACATCACATCTTAGATCCTGAGGGTGATATAATTGAACACATTAAACCTTTAGACCCAAGCTATCCGAATGTTCAGATGGAAGTTCAAGTAGCTTGGGTTAAAGATAATAGAGGTAACTATCAATGGTTACATGATCTTTGGTTTTGGATGAACAAAGAGTATTGGTATCGTTTCGATGAAATGCATGATGATTGGAGTGATTACTATAATAAGTTTAGTCATATTCCACAGAACATAACCAAAGGTGATTTAAATCCTCCCCCAGCATTAGTTCCAGAAGAGTTTAAAGAAGATCAATTAGAAGATGATTTTCAAAATGTTATTGCAGGATATAGAAAATTTTATCGATGGTGGGTTGATAATAATGATTGTGAATGGAGTGCACCAGAGGGGGCAACTAGAACAGCTCCAGATTGGATTATAAGAGAAGAGGAAACGATAGATGCCAACGTATGATTATCAATGTTCTGAATGTGGACACACATTTGAGGAGACTTTAAAAATAGCAGATCGTAATGCACCTTGTGAAACTCCATGTCAACAAGATATTCCACAAACCAAACACATGAGTATTAAATGTAAAGGTGAAGTAAAACAAGTTATGCATGCTCCATATTTTGGTTATGATAATATAAAAAC